CCGGGACGCTGATCGCCGTCCTGGGGCTCGCTGGTGGCGTGCTGATCGGCGCTCACCTCGGAGGTGCATTCTGATGGCACAGGCGAAGGATCAGAACAACCTCAGCGTCATCCGGCTCTGGGCTAGCGAGCTCGGTCCGGGTAGGGGCGCAGGTCAGCCGGTGGACGCCGGCAGCCCGTTGGATCAGGAGCTGCTGGTCATCGAGACGGTCGGTGAAGCTAAGCCTCTGACTACGGTGATCAGTGGGAACCTGAAGGCGTTCGCCGATCGGGTCGTCCGGGCGGTGTACGGGCCAGACGCCTCGGTGCACACCTCGGATCGGTACATCATCGACGTCTACACGCAGGATGCTCCGGGGCTCATCTACGTCTGGCGCTACGGCCACGGCCACACGAACCTCGGCGTCGACACTCCGGATCACCACCGCAGTCTCAGTGGTGCGGAGAGGGCGTTGGCTCTGGCCCTCGTGGAGAACGCGTATGCCGAACTGCTGCCCGAGGGCTTCGAGCCTCGGCTGTTCCGGAAGGGGTGAATGTCGGTGACTGTCGAGATGATGCAGGAGGATGGCGTGTCCCCGCGCGGCCCGCACACCGCCTGGGCGACGCCGAACGGGATCCGCGCGCAGGTGCGCGACGACAAGGGTAAGGTGATCAAGCGCTTCACCGGAGAGACCGCCTGGAGCGATGCTGTCCGTGTGGCCGGTGATCTCAATTCCCAAAAATAGTTCATCGGAAGCCCGTAATTCCGCGGGATTCTGGTGATCCGTGTGGTACAATTGAACCACACTCGTCAATCAACATGAGAGAAGGAGATCACATGGCAAGCATCGGCGGTGTCGCTATGACCGGTGTCGATGACACCAAGGAGGACTACGGCCGTTGGCTGATCCACGGTCCGCAGGGCTCGGGTAAGACGACGCTCGCCTCGACCATCGCACAGCTCGGGCCGACGCTGTTCATCGACCTGGTGGGTGAGAAGGGCACGCGGTCCTTCCGCGGCGCGCCCTACGCCAAGAACATCCAGATCGTCCGACCGCTGTCGGTCACGGCTCTGGACGACATCTTCTGGGCGCTCGACAAGGGCGACAGCGGCTTCAACGCGGTCATCATCGACTCGCTGACGGCCGTGCAGAAGATGACGATGCGCTACCTGCTCGGGCACTCGGAGACTGCGGTCCGCGAGATCAAGCAGGGCACGGCGCCGGCGGACATGCGAACGTGGGGCCAGTCGCTCGACGTCATGCAGGACACGGCGACCTTCTGGTACGGCCTCGCTGACGGCGGCCGGACGAAGCCCATGCACGTCATCATGACGGCGCAGACCAAGATCCAGGACGACGAGATCGCGATGACCACCACGCGGACCCCGGACGTCCAGAAGGGTGCGCTAAGCCTCACGCTGGCCGCTCCTGACTACATCCTCTACACGGAGGAGGAGGAGAACATCGACGCGATCGGCGACGACACACAGCCCGCCACGCGTCACATCGTCCGATTCGGGGGCCACCCCGGATACCGGACCAAGGCCCGCATCCTGTACGATCTGCGGGGTAAGCTCCCGTCGATCATCGGTCGCGGGAAGAACGCGCCGGACCTGGCTCAGCTGAGCCGAGTCCTCCGCATCGGCGGCGCTGTGGCTGCGCCCACCAGCAAGCAGGCTGCGTAGTCCACGGGTTCCCGCCAACCAACCATCAACGCAACACCAAACACGAAGGAGATCATCCATGTCGGATGACCTGATCATCGACCTGTCCAACTACAAGGACCGGATGGGCTCGCGCATCGAGCCCGGGCACTACCGGGTCCAGGTGGAGGACGCTGAGGCCGGCCAGTCGGCCCAGAAGAAGACCCCGCAGGTGCAGGTGTGGTTCCGCGTGCTCGGCACCGACTTCGACGGCCAGACCGTCGTGGACCGCCTCTACCTCACCGACGCCTCCATGTTCCGCATGGTCGGTTTCATGCAGGCGATCGGCCTGCCCACCCCGAAGAAGAAGCTGAAGGTCAACGTCCGCCAGTTCATCGGCAAGATCCTCGAGATCGACGTCGAGGACGGCGAGCCGTACAACGGCCGGGTGCGCTCCGAGGTCCGCGGCTACTCCCGCGCCATCGGTGCCAACCAGTCGGCCTCCAACGAGGACGAGTTCGCTGGCGTCGAGGGCGGTGGCCTGGACGAGTTCGTCGCTCCGCAGGCCGCGCCGGAGACGACCGCGGGCGTCGAGGACCTGCCGGAGCCCGCTCCGCAGGCAGCCCCGGCGCAGTCGGCCCCGCAGGCCGCAGCGGTGAGCTCGGACACCATCGAAGTCGACAACGCCTCGGCCGTCGCCGAAGACGGCTCGGTCGACCTCGAGAACCTCTCGCTGTAACCGACGAGGGCCCGGCACCTGGTCAATTAGCCTGACCGGGTTCCGGGCCCTTGCTCCACCGGGAGGATTATTCGCCGGATTATTCCGGGCGGGATTTCCCTCGTAGCGGCGGAGACGCTACTCAGGAAATCTATCCGAATCGACCGAATCGAGCAAGCGAATGGCGACGTACACGAACGAGACCGGCCTGGTCAAAGCCATCGTGCGGGCCGTCAAGAAGCAGTACCCGACTGCCTGGATCGTCAAGATCCACGGCGGGCCGATGCAGATGGCGGGGATCCCAGACCTGCTTATCTGCGTGCACGGCCTGTTGGTCGGAGCCGAGGCTAAGCACCAGAAGCCCGGCGAGAGCGAAGACCATGCGCGGGGCCGAGCGACGTCGGTTCAGCGCAACATGATCCACCTGATCAACCGCGCGGGCGGTATGGCCGGCGTCGTCCTGACACCCCAGGAGACGCTGGACTTGATCGCCCGCGGACTAGACAAGCGCGGCTTCGCAGCCGCAACCGATGAAGGAGAAATCGCATGAGTGCAGGGCTCACCACCTCGGACGGGATGTTCACCGTCCGCGAGAGCGCATGGCACGGGCTGGGCACCGTGTTCAAGGACTACCCGAAGCGGGCTGAGGCCCAGGCGATCGCCCACCCGTGGGACGTCGCCGAGGAGCCGCTGTACCGCAAGCGGATCATCAAGGACGAGGGCGAGAACGGCAGCGACCTGCCGCCGCTCGAGGTCTTCGAGGAGATCGAGGGCTGGCGCCAGAACGTCCGCGACGACACCCTCGACACCCTCGGCGTCGTGGCCGAGAGCTACACCAACGTCACGAACAACGAGATCTGGGACATCGCCGAGGCGATCGAGAAGAGCGGGTCGGACGTCATGTTCGAGACCGCCGGCTCGCTCAACGGCGGCCGTCAGGTCTGGGTCCTGGTCCGGCTCGAGGAGCCGCTGATCGTGAAGGGCGACCCGCGCGGGGAGACGATCCCGTACTTCGCCCTGCAGAACAGCCACGACGGATCGGGCGCTTTCCGGGGCCAGGCGACCACCACCCGGATCGTCTGCCAGAACACCGCTCGCCTCGCGGACATGGACGCGTCGGCACGCGGCACCGAGTTCACCTTCCGGCACTCCAAGAACGTTGGCGAGCGGATCGGCCAGGCGAAGGAGGCGCTCGCCGGATGGCGGGAGTCACTGGCGAACTGGCAGGCGCAGAGCGAGCAGCTCATCAGCCAGAAGATCCAGCCCCTCGCGGCGATCGAGTTCCTCGACCGCTTCATCCCGATGCCGCCGGTCAACCTGATCAGCGAGCGCGTGAAGGCGAACGTCGAGCGCGACCGGAAGATGTGGCTGGAGTCGTACCAGGGCATCACCGGCGAGGGTCTGCAGGACACCTCGTACGGCCTGGTCCAGGCCAGCCTCGAGTTCCTGAACTGGCACCGACGGGCGAACAACGAGGAGACCCGGTTCCGCCGGACCTTCCTCACCCGCGACGGCCTGGTCAGCCGTGCTGTGGAGCTCTCGAACCAGGCTGCGAGCTTCAGCTTCTGATGCGCGTCGAGGAGCTGAACACCCGCCTTCAGAGCGTCATCGACGCGGGTGATGCTGACGCCGAAGTGACCGCCGGTTCGGGGTTCATCGAGATCCACCTTGGTGGCGAGACTGTCACCATGATCGAGGCCGGGAAGCAGGGTCGACCTGCGACTCAGTCAGAGATCAACGAGCTCGCCAACCACTTCTCGGAGTGGACGAACGACAACGCACCGCTCGGGCTGGGCGAGTACCAGCAGGCGGCCGCAGCGTGGTTCGACAAGCAGGAGGCCAAGGGCTGATGGCCGTCCAGCTGACTCCCGCTCAGGAGCTCGGCATGATCGAGCTGACCACCAGGGAGGGTGCAAGCCTTCTCCTGGTGGCCAGCACGATCTGGGCGATCGAGGACGACCCGAAGGAGAGCTTCACCGTCCTCAAGACCGCCTCCGAGCCGCTGGGCATCATGGAGACCCCGGCCATCATCGTCGAGCGCATGAAGGAGCTCTACGAAGCCCGCGAGAAGGCGGCCATCGAAGCCCAGGCCGAGTACACGGCCCTGAGTCAGATGGCCAGCGCCCAGCGCGAAGAGGAACGTCAGAACGACTTCGACGTCGACCTCACCCAGGAAGGCACGCCCCTCGAGGAAGCCGACCCGCCCGAAGACCCGAACGAGGTGCTCGGCCAGGAATGGTACGACCGCCAGATGGGAGTGGATCCCGATGAGTGACCCGACAGACAAGACCGAGACCGACAAGCCGCTGGGGCCCTCGGTCACCGACCAGTACCTCGCGGATGCCAAGTTCGATGAGATCGTGAACGGCGAGAAGACGATCATCGCCGTTCGCGCGCAGCAGATCCACGCCGAGCGCGAGGCCGCGCGGGCGGAGAAGGACATCGAGCTCTTCGAGATCGTGAAGGGCCTCGGGCCCGACTCCACGACCGAGGAGGTCCTGGCGATCAGCCGGCGCGTGCACGAGATGAAGCATCGCGGCCCGCTGGAGACCAACAAGCGGATGTTCGTGCCCGGCGCCCGGTTCCGGGTCGCGAAGGAGGGAGCGCGCATCGAGGCGCTGGTCTTCTTCGGCGACACGAACTGGGCGGGCTGGAGCCGCAACCTCCAGGTCGGCGAGGTCGTCGAGCTGACCGACTGGCGCCAGGGCTGGAACACCGAAGCCCTCGTGCCGCAGTTCCACGCGAACAAGCTCCCGCGGGACGCCCGCTGGGTCACGATCGCGCCCAAGGCCGGGCTGTTCCGCTCGGAGCCGATGATGGGGTTCCTGGAGCCCTACGAAGAGGAGGACGAAGCGTGATCGACCAGAACAGCGGCGCCAGTCACATCTACAACGAGCGGGCCCGTCAGGTGGTGCAGGAGGGCTACGACGCCGACCACGACAAGGGCCACTTCATCGAGCTCATCGACGCGGCGATCGGATACGCGGCCTTCACCTCCGCCACCCTCGAGATCGAGAAGGCGGTCTCGCTCGGGCACCACAGCCGGGCGGAGGCGGACGAGTTCCTGGAGAAGGGCTCGAAGCTGTTGCCGCCGAACTGGCCCTGGGGCGCGTCGTACTGGAAGCCCAGCCCGACCGACCTCAAGCGCAACCTGATCAAGGCCGGCGCGCTGATCGCGGCTGCCATCGACTCCCTCGAGGCCAGCGGGCAGTTCGCCGACGACCAGGACACCCTGTTCGACATGGACGCGCTGCACGCGGACCCGGTGCCTGAGGGTCTGGAGGGCGCGATCCTGGACCCGCAGGAACTGCTGTTCCGGGCGCTGGCCGGGGACGAGAGCGCGCAGGTCACGCTCCGCGCGGCGGCTGAACAGCACGGCGTCCAGCTCGCGTTCACGCCGGACCAGCTGCTCAAGGAGATGGCGGCGCGCGGCAAGGAGATCCCGCTCGACGTACGCCAGGCCCTCGAGAACCTGTCCGAGGACACGCTGCCGAAGCTCGACCCGTCCGAAGAGCGGCTGGATCAGTTCATCGACAGCGTGGCCAAGACGCTGACGCCGGAGTGGATGGACTGGGACACGCTGCGCGAGCGCACCGGGCTCCTGGCGCCGGACCTCAACGACGCGATCGACATCCTGGTCAGCCAGGGCATCGTCCAGCGCGACGTGAACCGGTTCCGTCTGGAGGGCTGAGCGATGAGTGCAGACGACGAGTTCGACATCGACCTCACCGGCTTCGACTTCGACAAGGCCTCCAAGATCGTGGCCAACGCGAAGACGCCAGGCGATCTGGAGGGCTGGGAAGACTTCGAGGCCGACCAGCAGCGCCGGGCGTACGAGGGCGAGCACCACCCGGGCGCCGAGATCTCACGCGAGGAGCAGGCTCCGGCTTGGGACGATCAGCGTGGGTTCTGGGAGCTGTGGAGCGACGAGTCGATCTGGAAGGGCAAGCTGCTGCTCGAGAGTGAGCGGGTGCAGCCACTGCGGACGCCGAACGGCTGGACGGTGGAGGGCAGCGAGCTTTACACGGTCCGCAAGCTTGGCAGCGAGGAGGCCCTCGAGGTCCCCTGGTACACCTGCAACTGCCCGAACGGAT